CAGCATTTTGCAGTTCTTTTGTGAAATTCGCCAATGTTTCAGGGCCTGCGTCTAAAAGTGCAAGCAAAGCCGCGGAAGCTTCAGTACCAGCGATGGTGGACGCTATTGCCGCCTTCTGTGCTTCGGCCATTCCCTCCATACCCTTCTTCATGTCAGCGAGTATCTCGCTCAGAGGCCTCATCTTGCCGGAAGAATCCGTTACCTGGACACCCAGTTGTTTTAGTGCCTCTGCTGCCTCTTTCGGTGGATCAGCCAACCGCAAGAAAATAGCCCGTAGAGCAGTACCGGCCTGGCTGGCCTGGATACCAGCGTTGCCGAGCAATCCGGCAGCGGCAGTAACTTCTTCTAACGAAAGCCCAACCCCTTTTGCAACCGGGGCCACGTACTTCATCGTGTCACCGAGCATTTCTAAGGAGGTGTTGGAAGAAGTAAACGCCTTAGTCAATACGTCGGCCACCCGACCGGTTTCGCTCGCAGCTAGGCCGAAGCCGGATAGGATGTTAGAAACGATATCCGCCGTACGACCCAGGTCAGTTTGCCCCGCTGCGGCGGCAGCAAGCAAACCGGGCATAGCGGCAATAATCTCGTTTGTTTTATAGCCGGCCATCGCAAGAAACTGCATGCCTTCCGCCGCTTGCGAAGCCGAAAAGGCAGTGGTAGCACCTAACTGCTTAGCCGTCTCAGTTAGCCTTGCAAAGTCCGCCTCCGATGCACCGGAAAGGGCTTTAACGCGAGACATAGCGGCTTCAAAATCGGCGGTGGTTTTAACTGCTAATCCTAAACCCGCACCCATAGCTGCACCAGCAGCGGCTACTTTTACGCCTATACCTGATAACCTTTCTCCAACTTCATGAAGACCAGAAAAGCGATCTTCTGCTTTTTTGATGCTGTCCTCAACTTTTCGCATTGCCGCTTCAAAATCGTCAAGCTTTGCGCCGATACGGACGAAAATATTTCCAATTTCGGCCATATTTTCACCCCATTTCGGGTATAATAGAAGAAGCAATAAAAGCAGGGCGTAAACCCTGCGGTGTCTGCAACCCTTAGAGGCCGAATTCCTTTTGCAATTCCTCCCATTCCCGCCGAGCTTCCTCGGCGGTTTTTTTTTGCCCCTCGCCTTTTTTGAGTAACCTCTCCAGCCGCGGCAGTTTCTTCTGCCGCATCAAGGCGGCGACGGACCATGCTAGCACAGTCAATTCCTGCTGTCGTTGCTCCTGCCTCCATTTGTAGCCCTCAACCATAGCATTAAGTTCTGCAGGAGTGAGTTCCCAAAACTCGGCGGGTTTTAAGCCCAAAGGGCCGGTAGCTAACTCGAGGGCTTTGTCCCAGTGCCACTCTCCGCTACCGGCCCCGTTTAGTTTTTTGGCTGCCCGAAAGAAGCCGTCATAGCCTCGCTAACCTTTTCGGCAAGATAAGCAAAATCAGCTTCGTCTGCCAGTTCGCCGACTTTTTCCGGTGTAAGCTCCGGGTCTTCCCAAGACAACCCGGCCCATAAAAATAACCGCAATTCTTTTATTCCCATCTTGATATTACCCAGTTCCGATATAGGCACGCCCAGGGCATCCTCCAGAGCCGCCAACTGGTTCATTCCGTACCGTAGCCGCCTGGGCTTGTCTAACTCAATCATCACGTAGGGCTTCGCCATTATCTCACCTCATTAAGGAGTTGGATTCTCAGTTAATGGGCCAATGCCCCGCAGTTCCACGCTGTAGGTAGCAACGTCATCATGCGGAGCCGCCCGCTCAAGGCTGGTAACAATTGCGAGGCCTTCCTCAGTATAGGTATCCCCTTCCTTGACGCGCACCTTGACCTTATCCCGTTGCCGGATGGTTTGCTTTAGTTTCTGCAACGCTGCATCGTCCGAAATGTAGACTCCATCACAAGATAGGCTCCAGCTATAGATTGTCGGTTCCTCTTCCCGAGTTCCTTCAGGAGAATTTTTGGTGGTCACGTCAATCGTTTCAACCTCTTCAGAGAGGGTAGCCCCGCGCTGCCCACCAACTGCCGTCCATACCGGAGTAACATCGTCGCCGGTATTGACGTAAATCATCACATCAACGCCTCTAACTGCCATTTAGAACACCTCCAGGATTTTAAATCTAAAGCGCAACATCCCATGCCTAAACCCTTCCGGGTCGCGCATGGCCTCTGCCATATCTAACTGCCCCGAAACAACAGCAAAGCCCTCTACTCCAAGAGGGCTTGCCGTTAACGCCTGAATTGTCAGGTCTATAATTTCCTTTGCTTCCGCCATGCCCCGGTAATCGCTCCACACATGCAAGGTATGGGTAACTTCCATTCCAGGGGCGGGTTTGGTACTCCAGTCAACTGCTGTATCCTCTCCCAAGACCACATAAGGCATTGCCGCCCCATCGGGAACCTCATCATAAACCGGGCATGGCAAGGAAGTCTTTAAACGGTCATAAATAGCTTTTTGCAAACTTAAAAGGGGCGATTTCATTCAAACGCCCCCCTTACAGCCCTCGCTAGCCCTTCTTCAAACTTCGGCCTTTCTTCTTCAAAAGCCGGAAAAAGATAGGGCTGCGCCCTCATTTTCCTTGTACCATACTCAACATAAGGAGCATACGGCATATGTGGCCCAATTTGCGCCGACATAATACCGTAAAAATCTACCGTGATAGAGTTCCGCAAGGCTCCCGTCCGCACCGGGCAACGTTTCTTTGCTCCGAACTGGATATTAAGCGCCGACTTGCCGATCTGCTCCTGAACGGCCTTGCGCACCCGGGAATTAGCAAGGTCTATCTTTGCGAGAGTTTCTTTAACACCTCTCACCTCCAACGTTACTTTAGCCATCCCTTATCACCTCGGAGCACAGCAATTCCAACCAGCGATGTCGTTCCTCTGCATCGATAACCGCCTCGATATTCAATACTCGGCCATTATGCAGGAGCCGCATCTGCGGCTTTACTCCAGCCCGGTAGCGCATCGTGACCTTGTGGCTTAACTCCGCCTGCACCTGCTGCGCCCGATACCTTTCGCTACCCCGCAACGGTTCTACTGCCGCCCAGACCGTAGCTACATCCTGCCAAGTCTCGATAATGCCTCCGTAGCCATCGTCCGCTCGCACCAGCTCCTGTATCGTCACCCTGTGCCTTAGCTTTCCGGCATTCATAAGAGCATCACCCTATAGGGCCGCAGGAGTGCAGCTGCCGTAGGCGGTATATCAGCTCCGGCCCTGGCTTGCGCTTCATATTCCACCTGTGGGGCCTGTCCCTCTCTGGCCTCATACATATGGGCCAACAGCATGAGGATGGCCTGCCTTATGGACTGCGGCACATCAGCAAGAGCATTGCCGTAGCCAGCCCTATAGCGGATTACCACGCCGCCGGGGTTAACCGCATAAAGCGGCATTTTGACGTGTAGGACCTCCGGGTCCACCAGGGCGTAGTTCTCAGGCGCAACTACTTCTCCGTCAAGGGTAACAGCCTCCACCGCCTGCACCGGCGGCCTGGGTAGATACAGCACCCCACATGCTGTGTCTACAGCCAGCTCCCACGTTTGGGTGATAAAGGCCATCCGGGTGTACTCCTCCGCCTTCTGCCTTGCCGCAGCAATCAGCGCGGCAATAAGACTATCTTCTTCGGTTCCGTCTACCCGCAGGTGAAGCTTTGCTTCCTCCAGCGTCACTGGCTCCACCGCTGGCGGTGTGACTAATCGTAGATACATTCCCTTTCACCTCCGGCGGCCCTTGCAGGCTTTTATCCTGCTCGGCAACCCCTGCCTGTATCCACGCTCTAGCCATTTGTTCATCCACCTCTACCACAGAGCCGGGCACAAAGGCCCGGTCTCTTGTGGCAAGGCTACGCAATATCCGCACTCTCATTGGCTATCACCATCAGGAGGCAGGCACCCGCAGTATCCGCAGCGCATCGGGCCGGATTACGCCGCCGCCAACCCTGTAGTGGACTTTGAAGCCCACAAGGCCGGATTCGGCGTAGAGTTCTACCAATCTTTGCACCGTCATGCCAAGGCGGTCAATGATACGATAACCGCTCCTAATGTCACCGAAAATAGCAACGTCAGCAGCAGTGCCAGCAGCAGGAATTTGCGGAACATCTTCCTGGTTATAAATTGGATGCCCTGCAAAGGTAGCAGGCCGCCCCTG